TGAGCAGATGCGCCGTTGGGATGAGGAAGAGAACCCGATGGGGCAGTTGGCTCAGTTGTATGGGCCGCCGCGGGCTGTGCCGGCGCCGACGCAGGAGCGTGAACTGCCGCCGGACGAGTTGGTGAACGGGTGACACCGGAGGAGTACGCCGCTGCTGCTGCTGTGATCGCTGCTGCGACAGCAGTTTTTGTACAAAAGGTTGCACAGTTTTTCATGCAGCCGTTGTTGTCGGTGACCGGCTGGGTCAACATGCTGGAGTTTATGTACCCGTTCGTGGAGCAGAAACGCCGGGAGTCCGCAGAGTTGGCGAGGACGTTTTATGACTCGCAGCGGGCCGAGGTTTACCCCGAACTTCCGCGCCACGACGTGCTACTCGAAACGTACTCGTTTGAGACGTTCGTGAAGGATATGGAGCCTGCCCGTAAAGGTATGCAGGCGCAGGAGTCGACTCAGGCGGCGGTGACTCGCACGGTGATGTTGGCGGTGCGTGATGTTGAGACTGCGGGGCGCCGGCAGATCATTCGTGCGGTGGAAACCGATCAGCCTGTCGCAGATGAGATTCGGCGTGAGCGTGCATCGTGGACCGAAGAAGACCTCAAGGAGATCCGGCAACTCGCGGGCCTGGAGAAGCTGGAGCGCCAAACGTGGGGCGGCCAGACAGTCCCGCAAGAACTTAGGGTTGAGCATCCGAAGTCGTCGCGTGTTCAGGGCTGGGCGCGGGTTGCGACCGGCCGGGAAACGTGTGCGTGGTGCCTGATGTTGATTTCGCGTGGGCCGGTCGGTAAGAAGTCCGACGAGCCTTACGGCAGTGCGGCTAACGCAGGCGTGCGCGAGAAAGACACCCCGTTGGGGGAAGACCCAGTGATCTTGGATGACGAAGACATCATTGAGATGTTCGAGGCCGACCCCGCGAACTACTTCGAGGACATCGAACCGTTCATGGATGAGTGGCACACCGGGTGCGACTGCAAGGTGGTGCCCGTTTTCGACGTAATGGCGTGGACGGGCCGCGACGAAGCGAAGCGAGCCAAGAAGTATTGGAAAGACGCCACTAAGGCGGCGAAGAAAGAGCTTCGGAAGAATCCCGACAAAACGTATTACGCCCGCGAGGAATCGGAGAAAGCGTCTGAGGAAGCCGGCGAGCGGGTCGTGATCCGTTACGACGTTGACCTCAACCGCGAAACCATCAACCAACTCCGACAGATGATCGACGCGGGGGAGATCTCCACAGACTGGGCTGCCATCAGTCTTACTAGCAGCCCTCTCGCCGCCTAAACGGCGGCGGCCCGCCAGAAAAAGCAAGACCCCAAGATGGGGTCTTTTTTAATGCCCAGGAGGCAACAGAAATGTCCGACGAAACCCAAACAACCACAACTGAAAACGCCGCCCCGGCCCAGGAGGCTCCCGCGGAAACCTTCAGCCGCGAGTACGTCCAAGAACTCCGCAACGAAGCCGCTAAGTACCGCACCGAGAAGAACAACGCGGTCGAGGCAGCCCGTGCGGAGGTCATCAAAGACTACGAGGCGAAACTCGCCCAGAAGGACGGTTCGCTGTCCGAAATGGAGTCGGAAGTTTCGGCGCGTTCTCTTGAACTGCTGAAGCTGAAGATGGTTCTCAACGAGGGCATTCCAACTGAGGATGTGTTGGATGTTGTGTCGCTCGTCCAAGGCGCCGATGAGGAAACGGTGTCGGAGAGCGTCAAAAGGGTGAAGTCGTTGATCGGGAGGAAGCCGCCGGCTGACCGTCCCGTTGATCCATCGCAGGGCACCGGCAATGTGTTGCCTCTCAACGGCGATCCGCTGTTGGAGACAGTCAAACGCCTCGTCGGTGCGTAAATAATCAATCAGAAAGAAGGACAGCCAAACATGGCTATTTTCCAAACCCCCGCACCGGATACCGTTGCTAAGACAACGGATTCGATGTTCTCCGGTTACCTCGACCCGGTCTTGGCGCAGGATTATTTTGCCGAGGTGGAGAAGGTTTCCATCGTTCAGCAGATCGCCCGTAAGATCCCGATGGGTCCGACCGGCGTTCGCATCCCGCACTGGAACGGCGATGTCATCGCCCGCTGGGTGGGTGAGACCGAGCAGAAGCCGGTGACCAAGGGCGGCATGACCAAGCAGGACATCGCCCCGTTCAAGATTGCCACGATCTTCGCGGCAAGCTCCGAGGTTGTGCGTGCGAACCCGGCCAATTATCTGGGTGTCATGCGTAACAAGGTCGCGGAAGCCATCGCGCTCGCGTTCGACGCCGCTGTGCTGCACAAGCTGGACAGCCCGTTCGGTAAGTCGTTGTCGGACACCACCAAGAGTGAGGCGCTTGGCCCGAACGCCTACGACGCACTCAACAACGGTTTGCAGCAGCTTCTTGATGACGGCTACAAGTGGACCGGCACCCTGCTGGACTCCAAGACCGAGCCGGTTCTCAACGGCAGCAAGGACGCCGCCGAGCGCCCGTTGTTCCTTGAGGCGACCTACACCGACATCAACGCCCCGTTCCGCGTGGGCCGCGTCATCGGCCGGCCGACCTACATCTCCGATCACGTCGCCCTCGACACCACCCTTGGTTTCATGGGCGATTGGAGTAAGGTCATCTGGGGTCAGATCGGTGGCATCAGCTACGACGTTTCCGACCAGGCCACCCTGGACATGTCGGCCAACGGCGACGGCTCTGGCATCGTGTCTATGTTCCAGCAGAACATGATCGCGATCCGCGTCGAGGCCGAGTTCGCTGCGCTGGTTGATGATCCCGAGGCGTTCGTGAAGCTGACGGGTCCGGCTGCGACTCCTCTGAAGACCGACGCTGTCGCTCCGAAGACCGCCGCTAAGTAACGGCTTGGGAGGGCGGTGACCCCCACCTACTGGCCGGGGTCACCGCCCAACCACACACCTAAAGGGGAGCAATGGCTTACGCGACAGCCCAAGACGTAGCGACCCGATGGGGACGCGAACTCACCGCCGAAGAAACCACAATGGTCGAAGTCCGGTTGGAAGATGTTGAGCGAATGATTCGCCGCCGCATCAAAGACCTAGACGACCAAATCATGGCCGGCACCATCAACGTCGAAGACGTAGTGCAAGTCGAGTCGGACAGTGTGTTGCGGTTGAGCCGCAACCCCGAAGGGTTTATCAGCGAGACTGACGGTGATTACACCTACCGGTTGTCCGACGACCTCGCCGCAGGCACCCTAGGCATCACCGATGATGAGTGGGCGATCCTGGGTGTCACATCAGGCGGCATGTTCTACCTCACCCCCCGCCCGGTGGTCGGCCACACAATGTACGACCCGTTCTTCCGGCGCAACGCAGAAGATTTCCGCAACCACTACAAAGTGATCGACTGGATCAGGCAGCGGTGGTGACCCGGTGAGCTTGTTGGATAAAGGCAACGAAAACATCGTGGTGTACCCCGAAGAAGTCGTCATCGACGCCGATGGGAACACCCAAACGAGGGCGTCGAAGACTGGGGTTCCTGCGGTCGCCCGCATCCAGCCGATTGGTGCTTCGGGTACGTCGGCTCGCCGTGCGGAGCAAGACAACGAAGGTTTCGAGACTGAAAAGTTTTACAGCCTTCGGTTGCCTCGCCGGTATGTGTGCCATATGGGTGCCCAGGCGCAGGTTGATTGGCGTGGGAAGCGGTTCGTGGTTCATGGGGACGCAACGATTTATTGTTCGTCGCCGGCGACTGCTCATGTGACGTACATGCTGCGACGGTTCTAAATGGTCGAGTTGTACTACAAACCCCGAGGCAAAAAGAAGGGTTTACCTGCTCACCTCGTTAGGACAGTTCCCGGCATTAGGGCAGCGGTCAAAGAAGAAGCCAACGACGTTGAGACAAGGGCAGAAACGAACCTTCGGGCGGCGCGGTTAGCGACTACCCACACCAGGATTGAGCCGGTTCACCGCAAAGCCGAAATTAAGTTGGAGCCAACCCCTGGCCCCGACTGGTTGGTGTCGATGTACGCACCTAACCCGATGGCGTTGGAGTACGGGCACTACCCGTCAGGGTATTTCGACCCGGTGAAGTACGGGACGATCACGAAGTCCCCTTCGGGCCTTTACATCCTCAATCGGGCGGCCGGGTTCCCCGCGCAAAACGTCGTTTCCGCGCCGACCCGGCGTGGACAGAACAAAAAGTCCAAGAAGGCCCGCAAGCAACGCTGGAAGAAAACCCGAAACAAAAAGAAGAAGAAGAAGAGGTAACGGATGTCGCAGATCCCCCGCGTGCAAGCCGTCCTCCTACCACTGCTACGCAACGCCCTACCCGCAACCGTCAAGGTTGGTTCGTGGGTCGAAGACATCGACTACCGGTGGTTCCCGATGATTAACATCAGAAGGATCGGCGGCGCACGCCACGAAATCCGGTACACCGATCTGAGTCTGCCCGTGGTCGAGATGACCGCGTTCGGTATCGAATCGCTCCCTGAGACTGAGGAGCTTTACGAAATGGCCCTGGAGGCACTGTATGACGCCGTACACCGGCAAACCCTAACGGATGCAGGCTATTTGCATTCCATCAAGGAAACGATGGGCGCAACCCAATTTTCCTCGCTGTTCCAAGATTCCTACCGGGTGCAGGGTCTGATCCAATTCGGGG